CTATTGAGAAAATCGAGGCTGGAACAGTGACGCCGCCCGTTGTAATGCTGATGTGTTTACCAACGTCAGCAGCAGCCAGTACATAAGCTGCGGTTTGAGCGTTTTGTGGGATGCGGCGGATGTTGCCCGTGCCATCGGTGATAACTCCAGAAGTGGTAATGGTGCCAGTTGTATTGATAACAGTGCTGCCACCGATTGTGCCGCTGGTGATTGCTCCACCACTTACTTTGCCGGCGGTGCTGATTGTGGCTAGTTTGCTGTCTGCAATAGCAGCGCTAGCGTTGATGTCTGCGTTGACAATGGAACCACTTAATGCCAGCTTGCTGTAGGCGATTGCAGCCGAGGCATTGATATCGGCGTTGACGATATTGCCCGTAAGACTGAGTTTGCTATAAGCGATAGCAGCAGAAGCATTTACGTCTGCGTTTGTAATGGTGCCGGCAAGATTAAGTTTGCTATACGCAATAGCGGCACTACCAGAAACATCCGCGTTGACGATTGTGCCAGTAAGGCTCAGCTTGCTGTATGCAATGCTGCCAGCCAGCATCGTGTTGGTGACGGTGCCGGTATCGCCCGAAGTGATGACTGTGCCGGTTACATCAGGCAACGTAATGGTGCGATCCGCTGTTGGATTTACGACAGTCAGCGTGGTTTCATTTGCATCAGCAGTGCTACCTTCCCAAGTCAGCGAACCAGCAGTGCCAATTTCAAGGTTGCCGGTAATTGTGCCGCCGGTTTTGTTTAGTTTTTCGGTATCAAGTTCGGCGATTGCAAGTTGAACATTATTAGAGGCGATATTGCCAGTTGGGACAAACGTAACGCTGCTTGCTTGTGACGCACCAGCAACGGAAGTAGAAACGTCAATTTCTTCCCATGTCGCGCCGTTGGACAGGATCATGTCCGGTGCGGCCAGCGTTTTTGGCGGTGCGTTGCCGCTTGTGATTGTGCCGCCAATGCTCACAACCAAGTAGTAACGGTTGTTGTCGGGGCTTGCAGCAGGAAGTGCGCTACCTGCCGTGAGACCAAGAGCTGTACCAGCCGTTGTAACCGACGCAACTTGACCTGTTCCCGAGGGCGTGCTGGCATCAAACGTACCTGCATAAATAATTTCACCCGAGGTAATGGTAATAGGCTTCCATGCGTTACCGTCCCACAGATATAAGTCTCCATTGATGGAGTCAAAAAAGTATTGACCCGTATAGTCTGCAGTAGGAAATTGAACGATACCAGCAGTGCTACCAGCGCCACCAATTTTGGTTACCGAAAAGTCTTCTAGTTTGCTGCCCGCAATGCTGTTAGTGCCAAACACACTGCCAGACAAAATACCGCTGGTCAGCTTTTCGGCAGGCAGGTCTGGAATATCCGCAGCCAACAATGAGCTGGTGCTGGTGATATGACCTTGGGAATCGAAACTAACCTTGGTAGCTGTACCGGAAGTGACCGCGTTGGTGTGGTTTAGTGCGCCTGCACCAGTAACGCTTAAGCCAGTACCAGGGAAAACAGCGCCTTTAGCTCCAGCCGTAGCGGCGGGCATATCCGCTGCAGTAATTGCGCGGCTTGCAGTAATAAGACCCTTGGCGGTATGCGTAACTACCGAATAGGTAGCAGTTGCAGACACATCAGCGTCGATCTCGATGGTATCGCCATCAATCCGCAGACCTTCGCCATTAACGATGACGCCACCTTTGGCAACATTGCTAGCAGTTGGCAGATCAGTACCAACGATTGCACGACCGCTAACAGCGCCACCGGATCCAGCAGGACCAGCGAGAAAAATGCCGCCTGTTGGTGTGTTTTGTGGATTAACACTCAACGTGGCAACATCGCCAACAGTGCTAACCGAAATCTGGATCGGACCAGCAGTTGTGGCGACAAGCTGGTTGATCGAGCCAGCAGCCTTGAAGCTGACCCAAGTGCTGCCGTTCCAGACATATGCCTTATTGGTGTTGGTGTCTACAGCAAGCTGACCGACATAACCACCTGTCAGAGGCAGACTGGTAACCAGTTGTGCGGTTGAGTTTGCTGCCAGCTTGGAAGCATGAACAGCACCAGAGGCAATTTGATCGGAGCCGACAGCACCATTGACCAGTGCAGCGCCTGGGATATCACCTGCGCCAAAAAGAATTTTACTGCTGGGAATCGTGTCATCAGTCGCTAGAGTAACTGCTTTATCTATAAAATTAGTAATAGTAATTTTACGGCTTTCGCTGGCTGAGACATCGGCTACGGCTAGGTAGTCACCCGATGCCAGATCGGCTGAAACGAGATTACCAAGTTCACTGATGCGAAGATCGGCCACGACTACAGCTCTTTTGATGTCAGTCTAGCTTTGTTCTTCGTCTTCCAAAAGCAGGTAACCGCCTTGCTCGAGCAAAATAGGACCACCGGCTTCTTGGAGAAGTCTGCGTTGAGCTGCAGTACGGGCTTTCAGACGGATAGGACCAGTGGCGACAAAATCAATTGAAGATTGAATAATCTGACCAGGGGCGAAGCTGGTAGCACTATTGGTGACCAGTGCATCAAATTCCCACCAAAGCGAATCATCGTACTGGGAAGGGTCGAATGAACCCGCACTGGGACCGGTATTTTCACTTTTAATAAAAAATTTAGCGCCAAAAGAAGATCCAATTTCTGTGCGCAAAATTAATTGCATTAAATAATGAACTGGTTCTACGTCTCCAATGTTTCCGTAGTCCCATTCTGCGGTCAATCGACCACTACCTGTAATCAAAGAGCTGTATTGCTGGCGATATTCATCGCTAAGACTTGTTACATCAACGATCTCGCGATTGGTATTTAATTCGTAATCCGTAATACATGCAAGCAGGCGTCCTGCTCTGCTGCGCACTGTTACCGCGATCGGAATATCTCTGGCTATTTCATTAATCGTTACCGCTAGGGTTTTGGTGCCCTCTAAGCTGTCATCAAAAGTATTGTAAAGCCTAATTCCGCCAATCTCATCAATGAAGACATACCAATTTCCACTGTCGTAAACAGTGGCGTCAGACCAACCATTTGTACCAATAAAATCCAAGGTTGTCCCATCTAATGTCTTAATTTCAATTAAATCTCCTGTTATTAAATAGCCTTCATCAAAATCAAAACTAAATCTTTTGCGACTAGCATTTACATCTGATGGATTTACCAGGGATTCTTTTGAACCCTCCAGCGACTTACGTGTTAGCTCAATGTTGCCAATATTGCCAAGATAAATTGCCATTACAATGTCACCTCAGTTAGCGCACCAGTCCCTTGGAAGCTGATCTGGGCTGAACTTACCTCACCAACGCTCGCGCCAAAACTTACGCTGGTAATGTAGGAGTTCATTGCAACATCGTGACTGTTGCTCCCCTCAATTAATCGAAGCTTAATTACTACTGTATCTGTATCACTAACGCCATCTACACGCAAGACTTTTCTTAGCGCAGTGGCCGCATCATTCCTGCCAGTTCCGTCATTGTAATACAAAATAGTGGCAGAACCGTTAAACTCCTGAACGCCAGGAGTGTAAGTGCGCTGAGAATCGCCGAGGCTGGTAGTTTCCAGCGTTTCAAGCGTGCCAGTTACCGACCAATTGGTAACTTTAATTTGCTCTACGCCATCAATAAGAAGGCGTCCATCGCGTCCGGTGTAGATCTTGGCCATGGCTACAGCTTAGAGAACACCGATCAGGCGAATTTGCACTGAACTGATTCCTGGACGCACATTGCTCACCTGAGGCGGCTGCTCATAGCGCCAGCTATTTGCGGTCGCTGCGTCCAGGGCATCAGTATTGCCAGTCCATCCAGTCAATGCGCCAGATGGGAGCGTGAATGTAGCATAGCTACCTTTTGTCTCATCGTAATGATCGAGAAACAATTCGGCATTGGCGTCTGTGATGTTGTCGTACTGCAGCTCCAGTGTCATGCCGGTGCGACGGTTGCCGTACAAAATGCGTGATTCTGAGCCGGATTGAGCGCGAAATGTTTTGACCGGATAATCGCCGGAGTTGTAATTGCGGCTGGATGGAACCAGTGTCGGGTATGCCATGGTTTAGCCCTCGGTAATGAAGCTGCCAAGGCTCAAAATGTCCTGGGCAATCAGGC